AGTTTACAAACGAAACAACTCTTGCTCTGGCACCTGATGTTCTACCACTAACGATAGATCCAGTATCGAAAAATGTTGCTTCGTCAAGAACAACATAAGGAATTTGGGCATCGCCATCTGTTTCTGATTCATATACTGCATGAATCTTATATACGTCATTGAGACCGAAGGAAATCTCAGTGTCCTCAATACGTGTACCATACAGATGACCGTAAGAAAGACCAAACTTCAGAGTATCATTCTGCTGATTAGTCTTAATAACTTTCATACAACGCATCTTAGATGCCGTCTTCACCTTACGAGCAACGGTATTCTTAGACACCAGAGCATTCAGGTGAACCTGAGTAACACCCGACAAACCTTGGACCGAGATGGATTGACGCTCAGCACCAAACGTTACAGTAAGAGTTTGTGCATCATTCGCTGTCTCAAGGTCAATGTTTTGACCAACAGTGTAAGAAGATCCAGATTGTGCTGCCACAGTCAGAGTGAAGTCACCTTCATCCAGAGATCCGAATGCTTCAGACTCAGGAAGAGTGATGGTGATGTCACCGTTGCTGACCACCTTGTTAACGAACGATCTATACACGAAGAACGATTCATCTTCCAAGGATCGCATAGAACGATATGGAAGGTCAATCGTGAGTTCGCCGTTCTGATAGTCCTTCATACGAAGGTACGGTCTCATTCTGACAACCACACCATTTGCATACTCACCGTCAGGGATAGTACCCTTAGTTAGTGAAGTATCCAGTCTTGCAGTCTGGTTTGCATAATCAAAGATATAGTTGGATGTAACTGACGCTGCAGAGTTTGCCGCTGTAACATCAAGTGCTTGTGGATTGACTCTCTTAACACGGAGAGTGTTATTACCTTGTACTGTTGTACCAGTTACACGAATAACTTCACCAGGTCTCAGTTCTGTACCAAAGTTTGAACCGAATCCAGTAAGAAGTTGGTTTGTGGCCTGGTCAACATCAACGTTATAACAATCAATAGCGTACTGATCGTTCAGTGCCAGGTTAGCACCAAATACAATGGCGTTACCAGGGTTTCTACCCACCATAGAGCGGGTATCTTGGAACTGATACGAGAAGATAGCATCCAGTTCACCAACGATACGACCGTCTCTGGTGATGACTTCACCTTGAACGAAGTTACCAGATACCTGATAGATGGTTACATACTTTCTTGCCTGTGCAGTTGTTGCACCTTCAAACACATATGCACTAGCACCAGATGTACGACCATAGATGCGGTCGCCAGCATTCAGAGTAACGTTTGCTGCAAAGTTCAATGCAGTAAACATTTGAATGTCGAACAGATATGCATTGTGGAAATCTGTTCCAAGTGTGGAATCGGTACGCAGATATTTCATCTGCACCATTCGTGCTTTACCGATCATGTTGCCTTGACCAGTACCAGTCTCATCAGAATAATCAGTGGTACCAGCGGGAGCAATCATCCAGTTATCACGAAGTTCCAAAGTTTGATATGCTTTGGACACACCATCACCAGTCAGCTGTGGGTTACCATATACATCGTATACTTCAACAAACTGACCCAGTTCAAACGAAATGATACCGTTCTGTCTGGACTTAAATGTTCTAGGTTTGGGTACAGAAGCATATTGAGGTGTCAGGAATTCGGTTCTATAACCTCTGACATATGCTCTACCAGGACCAACCTCAACTGCAAGGTATTCATCAGATGCAGCAACACCATCAGCAGCGGTATCGCCAGTTTTGTAAACACCATTATTGAAGAAGTCATCCAGGTGTTCACGAGCGGTGACATCGAAACTATCTACAACGTAGTCACCAGACTCCTCATAAGTACGACGAGCAAGAGAACGCTCTAGTTCAGAATATGCAGTCTTATTGACTACCTGCTCAACCTTACTCTTATTAATACGGAGAAGTTCAATGAAGTTCTTATCCGTGTCATCGTTGATTGCTTTTTTGACCAGAGTGGTCTTAATTCTAAATCTATGTCCACCAGGTGCAGAATAGTTCGACGAACCAGCAGCATTATCATTCAGTGACGGATCGTCTTCTGGTGTGATAATAGATTCACTAACTTCCAAACCAATACGGTAGGAAGGGTTGTTTGTATATTGATCCAGCAACAGATATGCAGATGGAACGTCTACAAAATAACCACGGATGAAATACACACCCTCGTTGACATATGCCACAGAACCAGTGGCGGTTGCTTCTGCAGGCAGAAGTTGTGCAAACGGAGAGTTGATTTCGATCAGGGTTGTGCCGAAGGTAATCTCTTTCTCAGCGTAAAGTTGTTCGTTGTTTTGGAACTCTTTAACGTCTGTTTCAGAAACAGTATCACCAGAGTCAACGTACTTAACGTACAGGGTGATATAACCCTTGTCCGACTCAGTAGCAGGAATTGAGTAAAGAACTTTTGCCTTAACGCCAGAAGTTACACCAGTAATTACCTGACCGTTCAGTTGAGTTCTATAATTCTCAACGTCTACGCCCAAGAAGTTCTGTTGTAGAATAACTGCCTTGACGTTCAGATCGTAACCAATCTGACCAGGGATAACCATGGCACCTTCTTTGAAGAAGTGCTGTCCCATGGACTCAATCTGATTCTGCAGAATCGATTGCATGGTAGTAAGTTCCCTTGCCTGGATGGGGAATCCTGGTCTAAAGAGAACTCGGTAAAAGTTTTTGTCCTTATCGAAGTCGTCAAAATAAGGACTGATGTTCAGATTAGTATTCTGAGGCATTTCTTAGAACTCGATTACGATTTTAATATCTTCGATTTGGTCACCAGCACGAGAAATCGCGCTTCTATTATCTATGTAAATTACATCACCTGAGTTTGGTTGAATCTCAGGTTTTGCATATCCGTTAGTGAAGGACATACCCAAGTCATACTCAGTGTTGTTGATGACACGAGTAGAAGAACCCGCAATGATCGGGAAGTTAATATCAGGGTCGCCAGAGGTGCCCGAAGTAGCACCCACGACAGCGTTACCGCCTTCAAACTCAACCAAGTTACCTGTAATTTCAGGGAACACACCGTCAACTCTGTTCTGATAGTATTTCAGAACTTTGGTTGTTGAGTTCCAAGAGATGACTCGTCCACGGGCAGTAACCTGCTGACCACCAACAGTTCTAGACTGAGTGATGATCTCGTCAGTTGAGAACTGACCAGTAAACGTGGGCGAGAAAATGACAGCACTTGTTCCCGACAATGTGAGGTCAGCTACAAGTTCTGATGTGCCATATCTGAATGGGTTGATAACAAGACCAATGCGGCGATAGTCGTTATCAGTTGGGAAGTCACCTGAACCCTCAGCGTAGGTGAACTTCGTGTTGATCATGACTCTGTAACCACCCAGTTCAACTGTTGGATCAGAACCGTGACCACCTTCGGGTGGAATAATAACGTCAATCGTTGCACCAGATCCAGTACCAGCACCGATACCATTGATCTCGTCAATGATAACCTTACCAAAGGTGTAGTTAGAACCACCAGATGTCACGGTAGCGGATACAACCTTACCACCGTCAACAACGATAGAAACACGACCACCAGTACCGTCACCTTTAATGGGGACGTTTTCATATGTACCGTTGTTGTAACCAGAACCAGAAGACTGGATAACAACAGTATCAATCTCACCACCAACAGCGTCGGAGATAACTGCGGTGTCTGTGAGCACAGGCATGTACTCATTGGAGAAGAACTTCAACACCTGTCCAACAGGAATGGTGTACATGTACTTCCAACGATAACCGTCAGCAGTTGTGATAACAGATGTCGATGTACCTGTAGGTTCAATAGTGGAAGGTTTACCGTTCGGGTCAGAAGGGGATGTCCCGTTGTAAATACACTTATAAACCTGGTACGACGAGTTTACGACGAAGAAGTCGGCATCATACAGTTTAGTTGCACCAGAAGATGCAGTCTTTGTAGAACTGTAGTCATGACGATACATGTCATAGACATAACCCAAACCACCAGTGGTTTGCTCAGGAGGTGTCCAGTCAACACGACGAATAACCTGAATGGTGTCATTTGCCAACACACGTTTCAGAGAAATCATGTCATCGAACACATCAGAGAACTCCTGGAAGGAGTCTACTGGTGTAGGAGGATTATTCTCGTTATCCCATGCTTGGGGGCGACCGATGAAAACATACAGTCGATCACGCGAGGATCCCGCATCAGTATCAGATTGGATGGCGTTAGGACCCTCCAATGCTTTGATAAACTTGTTTGCGGTAAAAATTCTAAATTGGTCAGTAAGTAGAGCCATTATGCTGTTTTACCCTTCCCTTTATTTATAGGTTATTCTGGTTCGTTTCTCAGGAGAACACCATACTCAGTGGACCATACATTTGCGGTTCCACCAGATGTTCCACCTGACAACTGCTCACCATTTGTGAATTTGAATACGTTTCCATTACCAACAGGATTTTCAAGAACCAAGGTGATATACCCAGTTCCATATCCAGTTGCACTATCAGTAAATGATGTAACAGTAGCAGTAACACCACTCGTTCCACCTGTGACAGTTTCGCCTGCTACGAAGTTAGGAATGGACCAGTTAGATCCAACGATTGTAATGATTGCATCATGTTGATCACCGTCACCAAGAGCACCAGCAGATTGAACTGTGGCAACCAATGGTGTGGTATTACCATCGTAAATTCTGTCACCAACTGCAAGTAACGTGGTGTTCTGACCACCGATGGTTTCTTCAATACCATATAGTGATGATGCAATACCACCATCCAGACTTGTCTCAAGTTCAAAGTCTGTTCCAGCATTTACCAGGTCGGGGATGCCATCACCTGCCCCATCTAGTTCATCATCATCTTCAAACTTTCTGTTTGGCAACTCACTCAATGGATTTGTAAACAGAACGATGCTTTCACCCTCTGCATCTTCCAATACGTGTGGTTCAACACCAGTGCCACTAGAACTTGCAACACCACAAATGAATGCAACAATTTTACTATCCTCTGTAGAACGACCAGCGTCAATAAACGCCAGTTCATCAACTTGGAATACGAGATACAGGTCTCTAGTTTCAGGTCTCCAATCGTAAACGATAGCAATCTTGTTATCACTTGATTCTGTAAGTCTTCTTACACGATCATTAATATTGAATGTATATCCAGTTTCACCTGTGTTAGGATCATCCTGAAGATTGTCAAGACGGATTTTTTGGTCGAACTTAAAGTTCTCTCCTCGTGTTATACCTTTGAATTGAGTAGCAGTCTTAGATGTATATCTAAAGATCTCTCTACCAATCAGTGCTTTACCAGAACCAGGGAATGCTGCTGTTGTTTCAACGTTGATTGTTGTATCAGACTCAGCAACATCTCCAGTAAGACCAGTAATATTGAACACTGTAGAGTTCAATGACTGTCTGTTTCTGGCAGTTCTAATCAGGTTGGTATTTCTAGCAAAGATTACCTGAGGGGGTGATGTATAACCACCACCAGGGTTAGTGATATTGATGGCACTAATTCTGCCTAGGTTAATATCTGCCTCTGCCGTAGCACCGCTACCGCCACCACCAATTAACTGGACAATAGGTGGAGTCTCAAAGAATTCACCTTGGTTACTGATATTGATGTTTTCGATTTGACCGAATTCATTTACTTCAGCAACACCAGTTGCACCTTCGCCACCACCACCGCCAATAACGAGAGCAACGTCTTGACGAGTATAGTTACGACCTACATTTTCTAGTGACAGACCTGTAACGCTTCCAGTGATAGGTACCAAGTCAGCACCAGATCCACCGCCACCAGAAATGACAGCAGTAGTACCGCCAAAATAATTATCACCGTTAGATCTAACCTGAATATAGTCAATGCCGCCAGTAGCGTTCAGAAAGACATCTGCAGATGCACCTGCAGCACCAGCATCGGTACTATCAATAATAAGTCTCAGGGGATCATAACCCTCACCAGGATCCAGAACTTCTACCGCTTGAATTTCTCCAGCACTATTAATAACAGGACGAAGAACAGCATCACGAACAGGTGTGCCGCATCCGCTGATTGATAGTTTTGGAGGATCGGAAGCACTGTATCCAGAACCACCATTAGTAACAAATACGTCCTTTACGCCGTACGTACTGTTAAAAATTGGTTCAATTGATGCACCACTACCTGGGACTGTTCTTGGCATTTATCAGACCACCACTAAGTTTCCTACCATGCCGCCATGGATTGTGCACTGGTAAACATAAGTTGTACCAGCAGCAACAGACATCGGCACTTCCCATACCAAAACACCAGTGGTAGAACCACTGATACCATCAGTTACCGCTGCACCACCAGAACCAACTCTGATCTCAAATGGGTGACCAGTTCCAGTTGTGTTATTGAAGCGATACGTGAAACCTCTGTACACATAGATGGTTGGGTTACCAGTAGAATTACTGACACCAGGACCATCAAAGAGATATCCTGTACCAGTTCCACCAGAAACAGACCAACCCAAAACAGGGGATCCATATGCTGTAAAGGTGTTCGTTCCAGTCGCAACGATGTTTTGATTCTCAGTTACAGACGGAAGAGCACCAGCAGTATTGTTAATAGTAAGAGTTGAACCACTCATTACCGTACTGATGTTTGTTCCACCAGCAATAGTGATTCCCCCTTCAACATCGGAAGAAGTGAAAGAACCAGTGTCACCACTAACACTTTGAATAATAAACTGAGGTACGTTTGGTGAGTCGTTAGTGATTGTTAGATTATCACCAGCCACAGCAGTGGAGATCCCAGTGCCACCGATAATATTAATAGTAGTAGTAGCAGAGTTAGCTGTTTTCGACCCCGAGTCAGAACCGATCGTAGAGAAGAGATTTTGATCTGGGTCACCTAATGCTCCTGTCATGTCGATCGTCAGGACATCGCCAGTGATCGATGTCGAAATATTTGTGCCGCCAGTGACCGTTAGAGTATCCTGTGCTGCACTTGCAGTTGTCGAACCTGTATCTGCACTGAATGTTTCAAACAAGTTCTGAGTGGTACCTCCTCCACCACCCGCAGCGGTTGCATCGTTTGCTGGTTCAAACTTGGAAGAAGTAGAATTCCATTTTAGGATTTGACCGTTAGAGGGACCACCACCAACAGTCATATCAACATCAGCAAGATCGCCAATGCTGCTTGTTTCATCTACCAGAGGAACCCATGCACCACCGTGTGCAAAGTATCCTTTACCAGTAGCATGTACATGTGCAAACATGCCATGATGATTTACTGCATCAGGCAGACTTGCCAAATCTGTATACGGTGCATAGTATTTCAGGAATCCATCTGCACCATCAATGTAGGTATAGGCAGAACCACTACCACCACCCCAGAATTTAATATCACCAGTGCTGTCTGGTTTAATGATGATGTCTCTAGCACTAGAAGAAACGATGTTATAGGTCATAACATCGAGATTAGCGGTCAACTCATCAAAGTCACCACCAACAAATGCTGCGTTTCCTGCCGTGGACCACTTAAGAACTTGACCTTCAGTGATACCCGATCCAATATTGATCAGCAGGTCAGTCTGGTTACCCAGTCTTTCATAGACCTCATCAATAACTGAATTGAGTTTTACACCAGCGTCCCTTAGGGTATCACCAGTGCCATCGTTGGCGGAAGAACCAATACCAATGTTCTGTTTTGCCATAGTTCTTAGACTTTTACAGTGTTATTTAGGTTTGATCGAAACGGGTTGATGTGCTATCGAAGGAGATGCCAGTCTGATCGAATGTATTATCCGTAGTACCGCCGCTTCCAGTTACAGTCAAGGTTGCCACATCAGATGTTAGTGGTGAGTTCGTTGCAGGTGTTGCACCTGTAGGACCACTAACCACAACCTTGAACTTATACCCTGTCATATACGACAGAGCAGTGAATGAGTAGGTGGATGATGTTGCACCATTGAGTTCGGAATATGCAAAACCACCATCAGTAGATCTGAACCACTGATAACTCTTGGGACCATTTTCTGGGATAATGGATGCAGAAATGGTGAAAGATACAGACTGACCACTGTTGACAGTAGCGTTCTGAGGTTGTGCACCGATCTGCAGAGTTGCAGGGGGCGCAGTTCCACCACCACCACTTGGAGGTGCAGGAGGAGTCGCAGCACCATTGTTGGGTGGTTGATCAATAGCTTGACGACCTGTAAATCCCATGAGATATGGGAATGCTGGATCGCCTTGAGCATCAGTGGACAGGAAGTATGCATAAGTTCCCGATTGGAACTCAGGAGTTATACAAAATCTTCCGTTGTGATAGTCGAGAGACCCCAATCCCTCACTATATTCCCAATCTTGAATAAATGACCCTGCAGGTGGGTTCTGCAGTGTGCTTCCATATGAAGGTCTTCCTGTTGCCTCAATAGGTTTTAATCGATATGAGGAGGATTGTGCTTCAATAGTAGAAGATGTATCCCAAGGATCGGAATACCCAAAAGGTCCATATACAGGAAATCCATCAAATGCATATCCCAGAATTTTTGAATGACCATCAGGATGTCTTAGAACATCACCATTAAACTGGGACAGTCCATAATAATCATTGTATGTTGCCATAACAGAGTTTGCTTTCCAGCAATCAATGAAATGGGTGTCATGGTAGTGATACTGGCCTGTCAGTTCTGGATGACCACCACAGTTATCATCTCCAAAGTCAACAGGACTATTTTCATAATGTGCATTCCAATTAAATCCTGCAGGTGGGTTACCACCGTTACCAGCACTGGGATTGAAGAAGACTACGCCATTTGCTGCAACACCAATAGCACCCAGGGGTGTTGCTGTACGTCCACTTCTTTGATCGTAG